AGCGTTAGAAACAAAGGTCTCAGTCGTGTTAGCAGCAATTGCCAATGAAGTCAATTGGTTTTGAATAGCAGCTGCGAGAGCAGTGTTAGCACCACCAAATTGAGTGTTAGCCTCATTGAAGAATGCCTCTGTACCGCCTTGCGATGCGTAGCGTGAACGCATTGCGAAAATAAGACCTGTTGGGCCAGTCATTGGCTGAACACCGCAAACATCATAAGCAATGAGGTTTGGCAGCGAACGGCGAACCAGCGAAATCAGGATCGGGTCAAAACCGGCAACAGGACCAGCAGCAGCTGCGCCGCCACCAAAACCACCTGTACCAGCAAAGTTTGTTGGCTAACCGGTCTCACTCAGGATCTCGGTAGCCTTGGTCATCTCTTGAGCTTGATTCTCAAGGATAACAGCCGTAACGGCTTTACGATATGGGTCAGAAATCTTTGGCAGATCCGGATGATCTAGAACGCCTTCCCATTTCTTTTGTAGTTGTTCGGACAAATACATTTAAGTTTCTCCTATAATTATTACTTAAACTTTGGTTTTAGAAATTGCTTTAGAAACGGCAGCTACAAATGGGTCAACAACCTTTTGTTCGCCAGTTTCTTCTACCGAATTGTCTCAAGCTTCTCTTTGTATTCTTCCTCTGTGGAAAACTCAACACTCTCTGCGAGTGATTTTACTTTTTCAGCTTGGGTGGTTGTGAGGCCTTCAGTAACTTCACGGGTAATTTCACTCTTGCGGGACTCTACGAGAGCTTTGGCAAAACCAATGCCACGCTCAATCTCTTCGTTGAGTTTGCTCTCAAGTTCTTCAACTTTACCAGCAAGCTCGTCAACGAGGTCAACCTTCTCAGCAGGAACATCAATATAATGCTCAGCAAAGAGGTTACGCAGACCAGCAATGAATTCTTCGGTAATCTCAGCACGCAGGCCGGATTCAATAGCAATTTCGTTATCTGCCAACCACTGCTCAACAACATAGTTGAGGTAGTCATCTACTTTATTGGTCAGGTCAGATTTAATTTGGTCAACTGCTTCAGAGAGCATATCAGCATATTTTGCCTCAATCTCTTCTTCAATTTGAGTAACACGGTCCATGACACGAGCTTCAAAAATTGTAGCGCAAAGATTACACCATCTTCTAAGAGTGCTACGGCACCAACAACGAAGCCTTCTGATGCTTCTCCAGATACTCAGCTTAAGATGAAAAAAGAACAAGCTGAAACTGAAGAAGAAATCATCGCTGAAAAGTCCCATGAAATGGAAGACGAAGATGATAAAGAAGAAATGAAGAAGAAGAAAATGAAAGAGGATGTTGATGCCCTCTTTGCAGAATTATCATCGTTTTTGTAATTTTGTGGGGTTGGGCCACCAGCATCGTGAATCTCTGCTGGTAGTTTCTCAGCCGGCATAGCAGGAGCTGATTTCTTGCTTCCTGCAAGAATCTCTGCTGCGGCTTCCATGAGTTTTGATGTTGCCATTAGGAATCTCCTTATGATTTCTTATTTATAAAATTAAAGTTTTCTGAGGTAGTTTTCAAATAATTTTAGAGCGGTTTCCTCTAGTTGTGCCTTGGAAACCCTCTGAATTGTTTTCTTTGTGCGGTCAAAATCAGCTTCTACAAACTTGCCGTCAATCATCATCCATTCTGTTGTAAAGAACCAAGAGCACGGGAAGATACACCAACTTGAATATCATTGTTGATGAAGTTTTCAACAATCTGACCATATGGTGTACCAAGAATTAATGCTTTACCATAAAAGGTATTACCATCTTCTTTGAGAGACACAATCTTATGTGATACACGCTCAAGATTAATTGATGGGGTGTCTGGATGACCTAGTTCACCAAGAGCACGATTGGTATTAATAAACTCTTCTGTATAACGGTTTACTGCATTACGAAGTGTATCCATTTTATACATACGATTGTTTTTATTGACTGTATCGCCAACAAGAAAAGTTCCTTCAATATAAAGTTTTTTCTTACCGTCTTCCGTTTTTTCGGTAAGATACTTTACATTGTCTATCATTTCGGTAATGAGTTTCATATTACATTCCTGTGAGTGCTGGGTTGTAAGAGGCTGTTTTTGTAACTTGCATAATTAAACTGCCTGCTGTTCCCGTATGTTCAACCCAAATATTTGATGTTGCACTATTCGCAAAAGTAATATCATGTTCATATAATACCAAATTAAATGGTGTTGATATTTCTAAAATGAGTGTACCTGCTGAGTTATTTCCTCTGTAAATTCTATAAATGCCATTTGTTGATGCTGACACTTGTGCAATTGCAGCAGCAGATACCGTTTCATCCGATTGCGCTGAAAGTGTTGAAAGGTTGATGTGTGTGTTTGCAACACCACCAACAATTCTTATAACTGATTTGGCCCTAACGGCGTTTATAATTTCAAATGGCATTTTACCTTAGTCCTATTGATGCTCGCCTACGCATTGACATTTTTCTTTTCAGCAATGACCGGCGAAGTTTAGCTCTTCGTGTTGTTTTCCATGAACGCTTTAATAAGCGAGCCTTTCTTAATCTTGCAGCTGCTGGTATTCGGCGAACCGTATTACCAACAATTCTATAACCTTTAATTCCTGACCGTCTTTTATTCTTTTGAATTACAATACGGCCTTTTGCATTACGCCGAATACGCCGGCGTATTTTTTGTATTCTACCTTGACGAATGATATTTGGATTTCTCCTAATTGCTTCATCAAGTTCTTCAAAACTATCTGCCTGCACATAACGCTTCGCTTCTTGCAGGCGCTTAGCGGTAATTTCATTTAGACGCTGAGTTAATGCCTCTCTTGCTTCGTCTAATTTACCAGATACAATTAAATCTATAAAGTTCATTTTGCTCTACTGAAAGCAAAGTCAGCCGCTTTGGCCAAGTGTGCAGGTGATTTATGTACCATGTCTGCAAACTTCTTTTTATTTTCATCATTCAAAGCATTATGAACTTGCGTAACAGCAGATGCTGTATAATGGTCAACCTTTTGTGATTTACCATTGCCAAATTTTACTGACTGTGCTTGTTTACCAGCAACAATCTTATGTAATTGGTCCATGACAGCTTCATCAATCTGCGTTTCTTCTGCCTGAACAACTGCACCTAATGGACCACCATATGGCACAGAAAAATACTTATCTAGCGTTTTGCTATAATACAACGCAACTTTTGTTTTATCTGGATACATCCTTATAGCTCTGCGTTTCAGAACCAAAACAAAAGGTGGGTCATTGTCAAAATCTATTGGTGCTTCAACTAATTCAAAATCTTCTTTTACTTCACCAACATCACCTATTTTAAGGCGATGTGCTCTTACTTTACGACCAGAAGGTCCAACCTTAAAATCAGAAGTGTCTAAAATACCTTCTTCTAATTCTTCTTTTACTGCCTGCCTAGCACGCATAAAAATTTGTTTATTGTTGGCAACTAAATCTACCATACGATTAAACAAATTACGCAGAATTTCTCTGTCAGCATTATTGAATTGTGGGCGTTCTTCACCCATCTTATCCAAAATGCGATGTATTCTTGCTAGTTGTGCCTTATTAGCAAGACCAGCACGCACCAACATATCAAACTGTTTATAGTCCGATTTTTCTTCTTCTACAAGATTATTCCTAAACTCTTGTAATTGTTTCATTCTTCCGTTGCAGCTTCTTCTGTTTCTTGCACTTCAGGCTCTTCTTGTTTGCCTGTATAAAGTGACTGTGCCATTTCAACTTTTTTTGCATCAAGTGCTTCAAAAGCTTTAGCAGATAAAAGGTCATTCAGAAGGTCTTTAGCACCAACTGCGTCACCTGCTGCAACTTGATTAATAAAAGTTTGCGTATCCATAGTAATCTCCGTTTATCGCCTATTTAGTAATGCTGAATATTTTTCTACTTCTGCATCCAGCATTGGTGTCATTGATTCGTTTGCGGCACCAGTATTATCTTCTGGAGGATACTGGTCTGCCATAGCTTGCTGATTTGCTTGGTCTTGTGGCGGCATTGTTGGGCCACCAGTACCATTATCAGATTCTTGTTTGATTTGTTTATCAATTGCCAATATATCTTCATCGGTTTGTTGAAGAATGTGTTTGCGAACCCACTCAGCAGAATAGTAACGACCAACATATGGGTCAACAACAGCCAATGTTTGAACACGGCTCTGTAAAAGTTCTGCATCACGCAATTCTGTGAAGTTGTTGTCTTTTACATAGTCGTAATAGATTTGTTCTTTAAATACTTGCCATTCATCTCTGGTACAAATACCTTTGAGCACCAATTGTTTTTCTAAAGCA